CGCTCCTCCTGTTACTACTATTTTCATTTTTTCTCTAATGTTTCTATATGATGTTGCAAGTACCATAATGCTTTCTTAAGGTCCTGTAACTCTTTATCGGATTCTTTCTTACCGGCTCTTGATATATACTTAACCGTATTCCCCAATGAGAACCCTAATTCCCAAGCATCAATTACCTTGATAGCTTCATATGGATTTTCTGATCCTCCGTAATGTTGAGGGTGATTTACTTGTTCACTCATTTTATTTCAACTTTATCTGCGTTTAACATTATCTTTTTAAGTTCTTCAGGTAATGATGAAGATTTTATTAATGACTCTGTGTCAAATTTTATTACTTCAGGTTCAATATTCGCCTTTGACCTCATAGTGTCCTCATTAACCTCATAATCATCATCATTTTTATATTCTTTTAATAACTCATCACCAGATATAGTTCTATATTTTTCACTTAATCCTTCAATATCAACAAGTTTATTCATCATATGTTTCATTCCATAGATTTGTTTAGTTGCATCCAATGATTTAACAATCTCAATAATAATCTTGTACGGATCCGCATTTGATCCTGGTCTACGATCTTCAACATAACCTTTCCAATTTTCAGCAGTCTCTTTTGGAACTCTAATTGATGCCCCTCGATCTGAAACACCCCAACTAAATTTATCAATTGATTGTGTTTCAAATTTACCAGTTAAACGGAGATTGTTATCTGACCCGTAAGCTTTAATATGAGCTTCATGCCTTACCTCAAACGCATTAAACAATGACATAAAATATTCTTCATTACCATCATTTCTCATTTTATCTGTGGAGAAGTTTGTGTGGAGACCTGAACCATTCCACTCACCTTTTTGGATTGGTTTTGGATGTAGGTCAATACCATAATTATATTTTTCAGAGATTTTATACAAGAAGTATCTAGTCATCCACAAATCATCACCCGCCTTTAATTTACCTTTTGAAAATACTTGATATTCCCATTGACCTAACGCAACCTCAGCGTTGATCCCTGTAATGTCAATTCCGTATTTTAAACACATATCCATATGTTCCTCAACAAAATCTCTTCCTGAAACATATTCACCAACACCACAATAATATTTACCTTGTGGTTCCAAGTTGTTTTCATCGTGACCTAAAATACATTTGTTTTTTCTATCATAGATAAAGTATTCTTGTTCAAATCCAAACCACAAATCTTCTTGATCTCCAATTAGTTTTGATCTTGTATTAGTTTCGTGTGGTGTACCATCAGAATTCATTACTTCACACAACACGTAAATCGTATTTGTATTATCACAAAAATAATGTCTAACAGGCATTAAAATACAATCAGAACTATTACCTTCCGCTTGTAATGTTGATGACCCATCAAAGTTCCATTCAGGAAAATTATTTAGAACCAAACAATTTTTAATTTGTTCATAGTCCATAATTTTAACTTTACTTCTTAGGTTTGGTTCAGGTGTATATCCGTCGATCCACACATATTCTAACTTAACTTTCATTTCATTTTATTTATAACATTTATTATTTCCTCTTTGGTAAAACCTTCGGTATACATCCTATAGACTTTGCGCGAAAAATCGTCGGTACAAATAATTGCATCGGCATTTAAATAAGTCATAATATCATTTAAGTGAATAAGGATGTTTTCTTTCTTTAAAATTCTTTTGTTGAAACTCATTTTAATCTTCTAAAAATTCTTTTTCTTTTTTCTTTTCCTCTTGTTCAATCGTGTAATTTCTCGCCTGATTAATTAACATTATTGTTTTTCTTTTGAACAACGGTAATAATGTTTCTTCAATTGGGAAATCACCTCTACTTATCATCTCTAATACCGGTAATTTTGTTTTGTTTTCGGCTTCAGAAAATGTAGTTATTATCTTTGGTATAGTCAATTTGTTTTTATCATCACAATAAATTAATTTGACATTTGTTTTACTTTCAGGTGATTTTTTTGCTGCTGGTGATACCTCATATTCCCAAACATAATATTTGTTGTCCCTTTTATCTAAATGAAAGAAGAACCCTTTATTAGATAAAATTTCTTTTTTGTTTTTTCTGTATTTTGTTTCAATACTATCAAAAACTATTGTCCACACAGATTTTGCAATGTTGAAGTATTCCAACATTCTTGGTGCGGTGTATTGTAAAATTTTTGTGAACTCTTCGTACTCATCAGTTGACATATCAGGAACACTTTTAACTTTAAGGTCTTTCACCAAAAGTTCATCGTCAACCGAATTAAATTTCTTATTCGTATATATAATTTTCTTATCCCTGATAAGAGTTTGAATGTTTGCTAAATGTAATGATAATTCTATAAACCCAGGGTAAAGTTCCATATTGTCTAACTTTTCCCCCATACGTTGAAAATATGAAAGTAATTTATACTCTTTATGTTCTCTATCAATTGGCTTTTCGAACATCCAATCGGTGTCCATTACAAATTCTATTTTTTTCTTCCGTGCCATTAATCATAAACATAAGAATAATATCACCTTCAGTAAAGTTATTACTCAATTCTCATTACAATAAAAGTTGAATCGTTCACATTAACTTCATCGTAATCACCATTATAACTACTTATAGTTCCATAGTCACTATCACTAACTAAATCATCCAATAAACTTCTTCTATCAACAAAATTTTCATATTGGTCTCCCATTTCATCTAACCAACTTATTGGGTCATCTTTAATTTGTTGTAGCCTATCTTCTACCGCTTCTTCTACCTCATCATCATTTAAATCACCATCAGGTTCATCTTTTATATCTTGTATTTCAACCGCAATATCTTCTATTTCACTCTCAATCTCTTCAATCCTTGAATCGTTGTCCGATTCATGTTCACCGTCCTCATCCTCATCTTCATAAGTTACTAACTCAACTTTTTTACCGTTTTGATATATTTGCCATTTATTTTCGGACCATTCAACAATTAAAACATTATCCATATAATCAGTAAATTTGAAGTACTTTAAACTTTCAACCTCTTCCTCAGTTAATGGTGACCTAGCTCCACTTGAAATCAAATAACTCTCAATTTCAAGAGATTTTTTTTTGTTTTCTAGTTCTTCAATTTCTTTATCTTGTCTACGACTAGTTTCTCTACTAACATCATAATTTTCAGGATCTTCAGTAACCCATTCACGAATCATGTCCTCATAATATTCGGCAACATCATCACCATCAATATGATAACTTAATGTACTTTTATCAAAATTGTTAAGATCATTTACCATTTCATCATAATACTCTTTAATCGAATCATCCGCCTCACTTTCAGTACCTACGGCATAAACATCACCATTGGTACCATCATGTATGGATCTAAATGTAGATAATTCATAATGTGTTCCTTCAGGTAATAAACCATATACATCGTTATCTTTATTCTTAAGTTCATCAATGTCATACTCCAAATCATTTCGTTCAGAGTCTAACTCATCAATAATGTCAGGATTTTCCTCATTTTGTATTCGTTCTTCAAGTTCTTCCATTCTTTTTTCTAAATTCCTTAAATCTTCACGTTCCGAATCAGTTAAATAATCTATTTCTCCCTGTTGAACCATGTAATCAAATACCGCATTTGCCATTAAACCTTGATCGTCAATTTCAGGATTATTTGGGTTCCACTCATCGTCTTCTCGTCTTTGTTCCGCTTCACGTCTCAAAGCTAGTTGTTTCCTTCTTTCAAGTTCTTTAGCGTATGGTGTGTCCCAATAACTCAAACCACGACCAACCGTAACTCCTTCAAGAGTTGATATATTTGTGTACGCAACATTTAAATCACCAGTTACAATTAACTCACCCAAATTACTTATTTGTTTTAAACCTCTTAAATTTAAATTACCGTTAACCCTTATTTTTTTACCTCTAAAATCAGGAAATTTAGGGATTGCTTGTGCTTTATAATTAACAGACTTTAGTAAGTCCATATACTCTTCTGGTGTGAAATCTTCATATTCAACATTATCATCTTGTTCAATAATAATATTCCTTATTAATCCAATTAAATCGTTCTCATTAATTCTAACAACTTTTTTCATATTACAATAAATATTAAATGGTTTACAAAATATGAACCCTAACTGATATTTATAATCAAATAAACCTCTTAAAACAAATATTATGGGATGCGGATGTAAGAATAAAGCAAATCAACAAAATGCTCAGGCACCTCAACAAGCTCCACAACAACCAGCGGCGAATCAATCTTCGGTTCAAGAGTCGGTAAAGAAAATTGTTGAGAAGTATTACAACAAAAAGTAATCGGTGATTGGTTAAAAAGTTGAGGTGGGAAGTATTTTCCACCTTTTTTTATATTTATATATTATGAACGATATTGAAGAAATTATAGAAGAATTTAACGAAGGTAATTGGGGTGGTATATCCAAAATATTTAATAATAAGATTGAGGTATTTTTAAGTTTTATACTTAGAAAAGGTCTAATTGATGAATTAAACTTATCTAATATACCTTACGATAATGTACCATCATTTGATTTTTTAGTTAAAACAAAAATTTTAGATAAATTTGAATATAAGGACATACCAGAAATTCTTGAGAATGATTTTCTATTATATAAAATACAACAAGATCCCGAAACTTGGTTGGAGTGGGTATCAGGAAATCTTATTACTGACGTTGAAAAAAAATCAGATGGTTATTATCTATTCTTAAGGGATCGAGAAGAACTTGCGGAACTTTTTGACGATAGTGGTCGTGATGCCACCGCAAAAGATGTTGCCGAACGTGTCTTACAAGAAGACTATTATGAAGATTTTTATGATTCAACAAATAATGTTTATAGAGATGTCATTGATGAGTTGGATCCCGAAAATATCATAAAATTAAAAAATTATATATTCAGAGAAATTGGTAACGTTGAATTATCATTAGAAAATTATGATTCAGAATTTTTTGAAGGTTTATCTGAAGAACAGGGGACTGAAGGTTATTTCATTATAAAAGAAGAAGACTTGGGTGAACTCATTAAGGATGAGGATGCTATGAATGAACTTCTAAGTGATGACTTGTCTGAATTAAAAAGTGAATTATATAGTATCTATAATAACGCATATAATGGGGCATATCAAAGTGAATTATATAGTTTAATATGGTCAGAATTAGACAGATATTTTGTTGGTAGAATAATTGATCAACAAATTCAATCAGGAGAAAAAACTAAATGGTTACAATATGTTAAAATACGTGACTTTAAAAGTGATGTCATTAAATTCCTTTCCGACCGTTTAGGTAGTGAATACAATGAAGATAAGTTAGACTATCACGGTAGTTACACAGGTATGATGAAACAATTAATGGATGAAGATGTATACGATTGGTTAGACTTTAGAATACCTGATTATCCAGATTTTCGTTTAGTTAATAAAGATATAAATGATATATTCGGAGACTATATTTAACTAAACTATTTATATATTCATTCAAAACTCATATTCATTACAAAAAAAGATATGAGATTAATCAATAAAAATTCAAGAAGAGGCATAGTGAATTTATTTGCCGATTTCATTGTGTCTAAAATTGACCCAAAAGAAAGATCAATTATACAAATCACAGATTGTGAAGTATTCATGGTGTTAAATGGTCAGACCACGAGTGAAATAGAACTTAACATTGATGAATTAAAAAATGAATTCAATGAAACCTATAAGGACATACTTAAATCTTTAGGTTTAGAACATTTTAATGTGATCAATATAATTAAATACGGAGTTGATATAGTCCCCATTGAAACAGGTTGGGTTGACACTAACAAGAATGTATTCGTGGAGGAAAATGAATCATTTGGTGAAATTTCAATTAGTTCCGAGTTTCCTTATGGTTATAGTTTACGTACAGGTAGATCTATGGTTTACTATTCACATTATATACTTAATCAAATTTCATCTACAATAGGATCGGACAATATGTTTATCCATTTCTTACCTAAAGTAGAAGATGAAATGGACATTAAAGTCATCACCAACTCAATGTATGATTCAAAAACAATCAAATCATTAATATTAGATGTATTTGACTTTGATTTAGAGGACTTCTCTAATAGAATGGAGTCTTATGACATTACCCAAGATATATTGAATCCTGAGGGAGAAAAACCATACTTGGTTCAGGACCGATTGGAAGATGTAATTATATTCTAAAAAGAAACCCCACTCATAAGGTGGGGTTTTTTATTATCTTTCGTAAAATTCTTTAATGATTGTAACACCTTCATCAAGTTCATTGAAATCCCTTTCAGGTGCATATAGTTCAGTTTTTGAATTTTCTTTACCTGGCGATTCAATTAACATAAATGCAGGTACATATTCATTTTTAGTTATTGATACGAACATATCGTATTCATCACTATGTTCATCAATATCTCTATCAACATAAGGTATGTCTTCTTTATCTAACATCTCCTTAAGTATTTTACAATGAGGACATGACTTCATTGAAAAGATGATTGCCAACTTATCCATTGATCAGGTCTTTTACCATCCCGTTTATTTGTACTTCATTCATAACTCCAACTTTAGTGTCAATCATTTCACCATTATCAAATACCTTAATAGTTGGGATACTTCTAATACCCAAGGACATACCAACTTCTTTATTTAAATCCACATTCATTGTGTGCATTTCAACATCAGTTGTATTTTCTGATGCAACCCTTTCAAAGATAGGTTTCATCATTTTACATGGACCACACCATTCAGCCCAAAATTCTACGATAACTTTTTTACCTGAGTTAATTTTTTCCTGTAACTCAACACTTGTAATTTCCATTTTTATTTAATTTTTGATAAGTTTTTAATGAAGAATGATACTTCGTTTAATTGGCCCATGTCGTAATATATTTTAAGTTCATACGTTTTATCATCGACCTCCATTTTAGATAAATATAAGTAAAAACCAGATTTATGTCTAAAAATTCCCTCCAAATGTTTTAGTTCGTATTCATGTTCAACACTATCCAAATATTCAATTTCAAATTTCTTTTCTATTAATATTTTAGGCGTTAATTCCAATACACTATTAACCTTTATTATACCATATAATTTACCGTGTCTTTCCTTTAGTATTTCTAAAAAATCGTTTTCTCTTGTGAACATTTTTGTAAATTAAAAAAGTGGGGTAGTTAACCCCACGTTTCTTTTAGATCATTGACTCAGCAGTCTCCCAAAGTTTTGTGTTTATTGCGTTTACCGCCATAATGTTTTTCAAACCTCTCAACCCTGTCTTACGACCACTTTGTGATCTGTACTCTACTCCACCTCGTACAAATTTCTCTTGTACTACGTTGAATACTTTCCAAAGGTCATCACCTTCATCCTCAGTACGGTTAGGTGTTAACAAGTCAGCCAAGTCAAGTGTTGACGGTACTGAACCTGTTGCCCATCTAAGTTTAGATGCCTTCTGTACGAACACCACTTTCTCATCCATAGTAAGTTGACGTTCCATCATTCGTCCAACAGAGTGTTGGATCATTGGTAGTTTCTTTGCGAAACTCTCAGTTAACATTTTAACGTCGTCAAGTTGGAAATCTTTGTGACGGATACGAAATTGGTCAGCCACTGATGTTGGTACCGTTAAACCATTACTACAAACCAATCGGTGAAGTCCTGCACTCATTGAGAACGCTGACATCCCGTTGTGTGAGTTTTTGATGATCGCTTCAACCAAAGTATCACCAACCGCTGGAAGTTGTCCATTACGGAACTTAACTTCGTGTAAGGCATGAATACCTCTACCATTTTGTTTCACTGATGAAATTTCCCAACCTTCTCTATCGAAGTATTCCATGATCTTGTCCGTAGGGACAAACTCATACTTGTTCGTCATCTTTGAAGATGGAGATGTTGCGAAGATAGATGGTGCAGTTGACTTGATTAATTCTGGAGTATAGATCATATAATTATTTTTTAGATTACATTACAAAGGTAGGAATTTTTTTGGATTCCACAAGCCTTTACATGAAAAAAATTAATTTAATATGATGTCTCCAAACTTACTCTTTTGGATAAACCCTTCAACCTTATTTGCATAACTTAACTTTTGGTTAAGTTCAGGTGCCTTAAGTTCAACAACAACATCAATAATCTGTTGTTTGGTCAATATAAAGTCCTCACCTTTATTGTGATTATCGATAGACTTTTCTTTCAGTTTTTGAAAGAACTCTTCTTTTTGAACTTCACCAACAAGATCCATAAAGTCACCTGGGTTATTTTCAAAAAAAGTTATTAGTTGACTAATATAAATTTCAATATCTACGTTCATTTTTACGATCTTACAGGTCCACAATGTTTTTTCAATTCAGGAGGGAAATTAATATACCAGAATCCTTCATCATCTACCATATATTCCTCTAACTTACTAGGGATTCTCATATTAGGATTTGAATTTTCTGTTGATAAGAAATTCAAACAATGTAATTCCGCGAATGCTTCGGGAATACTTTCCAATTGAGGGTTGTTAGGTAAATTAATAAATTTCAACTTAGTACAATTACGAATACTTTCAGGAATTGATTTAACCATATTATCTATGATCAATGTTTTTAATTCGGTTAATTTACCAATACTTTCCGGTATATCCAAAGCAATTGGAGTTTTACTTGTATTCTCCATCTGAATCATTTTTGTATTAACTGGAATGTGTTCAAAGAAATCATCAAACCCGAATAATGCAACGTACTTAGAATTATCATCTTTTGGATATTCAAGTCCGACATAATCAGCCTGACCACTAGTAACACCACCTAACTGACCTGAGTATTTTTCTTTTAATTTTTTCTTATTTTCCCTCATGATAGGACTATTAATGAATGCAATATCAGTATCAGTTAATTGACCTAAACTTTTAGACATCAAACCTTGTAGTTTTCTAGCCGCGTAGTATTTCAATACACTAGGTTCAGAATTATTGATCATATCTGCAGTCAAGTCCATTCCAAGACCTAAGTACTTGTGTTTAAGGTTTTCAGTAAAATTACGATAAATGTCATTACCGTTACCTCTGTATGTTAAATCAGGACTTGCAATCTCAAGCCACATTTCTGCCGCTTGTTCACTACCAAGTTCTTTTATAGCATCACTCTGAATACTAGCATTTTTATAGTTATTCATCTCTCTTTGTTCCTCTTGAGACAATGGATCCGCAACAAACAAATGTTCCTTACCTTCTAATTTTGGAACTTTACTTACAATCGTAGCCCAAGCTTCTCTCTTGTGTCCTGAATAACCACCAGCCATATTTTGACCATCGGCAATTCTCTTACCACCGTAAGGTTCAACTAAGATAACAACTGCATAGTTTAAATCCCCAAATGATTTGTCTTTATCAATAACATAATAAATTGTTAAGTTATGATTCAAACGATAGTTGTAATACATATTACCACCACCTGATTTAGAAATACACCAACTTCTTCCGTTAGCCAATCTAATACATTGTTCTTTACCACTTGGTTTGAAGATCAATAAGTTATCGTCATCATATATGGTTTCAATATCATTATAATCATCCTTACTATCCTTAATGTCGTCAGTTAAATCACCCATACCATCTAATGTATGTTCAAGATCATCAAAACTCATAAACAATAATGGTGGTAATGTTGCCGGTAATCTATGATATAGATCCAAATATGTTGACACATAATAAATTAATTGTTCAGGCGTTACTTGAACTCCCTCTTCCTTAAATTTCTTAAGTGCTGCGGCAGTTAACATGGTGTTAAACTTACTTTGTAAAAACTCAGTAAGTTTTAAATAAGGCATTTTAAGAACGTCTCTTTGAGCCGCAGGTAAAATAGGATATAACTCATAGAATTTACGTAAAGCTAATTTAACCGCATTTTTATCGGCTCCCTTATTAGCTTCCATATATTTTTTGAATATATTCTTTTCCTGTTTTTTAATCTCTTTTGCTAATACAATATTCTTAACAACGGCATATGTTAATTTAGTAATATCTCTTTGTTCTTGTGGTAACCCATTTTTATATTTATCAAATGCGTTTATAACCGCTATAATTTGTTCTTCCGTATCTTTAGTTGTAGGTTTGTATTTGTCAATTAAGAATTTAACGACTTTTTCAGACATCGCCTCAGTCACAACACGTTTTTCGGTTGTATTTTCTTTAATGACAGATGTTAATACCTTAAGTAATTCCATAGTAAAGTTTTTATTATAAATATTCCCGTAGTGTAAAAAATGATTAGTAATTCATTATTAATAATTCCTCACCCATATTTTGTTTTGTACCCTTCTTAGCTGCAGCAGCTTTAGCAAATTCCTTTTTCTCCCATTTGTATTGATCCTCAGGAAACCATTCGTGTAGAATCTCAAAATCATAGTAAGATAAACTGAACTTACCTTCCATACCTTTTAGTGACTTTGAAAGTCTCTCGTGGTCTTCTCTATCAAAATCATGGTTGGAGTAATAGTTCTCGGTCTTCCAATAAGGTGGATCAACATAGAAGTAAGTCGTTGGTGAATCATATTTTTCAATTACATCAGCAAAGTCCATATTCTCTACATCACTTATTCTTAAGAAATGTTCCACCCAATCAGGTTTCATTAACTTATCTCTGAATGTTAGGTATTTTGACTTATACTTACCTTTTAAGTCAATGAATGAACTTGTTTCAGGTTTAGACCCTGAGAATACTTGTGTTAGAACATACGCATATTTAGCAGCAATATCATAATTACCAGGTTCTACGCTGAAATTTTCACCAAATATTTCAGCCTGAAAGCTGATAAATTGTTCCTTATAAATTGATGGGGTGATCTCCTCACCAAATTTTTGACATGGGATTGAGTTAATTGATTCCAATAATCTTTCAGGATTCTTAATACATTCAAATAGATTATGGTTAAGAGGATTGAAATCGTTATAAACTACTTTCTTTAGGTTTGGGAACTGACTAAGGTCCATGTTGAAGAAACACCAAAACATTCCCCCGAAAGTTTCAACGTATGTTTCCATATTTTTATCATAGAAAGGGACAATCCACTTTCCAATTTTACTCTTACCTCCAATATAACTTAACATATTTTTTTTATACAAAAGTAGTTATTTTATCTTTATAAGTCAATTCACAATATTTATTATTAATAAAAAGAAATGATGGAAGAGGAAATGAAAGAACAAGCAACACAAGTAACAGGATGTAGAAAGTGTAATCAAACCACAGGTAAAACACAAAGATTTGTCTTTATTGTTGGTGGTCTAATGTTCGCATTATCAATCTACGGAGCAGTTTCCTTATATAAAGACATCATGTCCTTATTTTAAGGTCTCTCAAATCTCACAATCTGATTAATTAGTAGGTCACCAAGTTGATCTACTTTAAACCCCTTACCTCTCACCCTCAAGGGTTTTGAACTATCCATTAACTTAGGTAATTTAATATTTAGCTCACCATCAGGATGAGGTATGTTTATATCTTCCTTCATTAGATCCTCATATTTTAAATAAGAGTTGTAAACTAAATGTGGTCCATTCTTAAAGAACCCGTTTTCTTCCATAAGATTAATTCTTACAACCAAGTCCCCGAATCTACCATTTTTAAAATCACCCACATTAGACATTCGTATGAATTGACCATCTTCAATACCATGAGGTATTTTAATATCTAATGTTTTCATTTCATCTTTAGTTCCTGATCCACTACAACCATAACAAGCATTGATTGTTATTTTACCGGTACCTGAACAAGTCTCACAAGCCATATTAACCACTTGTACAAACATTCCACTACCCATTTGTCTCATAACACTACCTACACCATTACAAACCGTACAGATCCTCTTTTCCCCACCAGTACCAGTACAAACATTACAATTTGTTTTTCTTTTATACGTGATTTGTTTGTTTCTACTTAAATAAGAATCTAACACTCCAATGTTTACTGTTATTACACTTGTATGGTTTTCTTGACGTTGTCTCTGTTGGTTGAACATATTAAACATATCTGAGAAGTTACCACCAAATGGGTTGTTCTTTCTGTTGTCGTAATTTTTACGTTTAACCTCATCACCTATGGTATCATAAGCTTCATTGATTTTTTTAAACTTTTCTTCATCACCACCTTTGTCTGGGTGATTCTCCTTTGCTAAGTTTCTATATGCTTTTTTAATGTCATCCTGAGTCGCCTTTTCATCAACACCTAATACACTATAATAATTGTCATTATTCATTTATAAAAAAAAATTAATATACTTAATTAAAGAGTGATCAATATTATGAACTATTTAATCGTACTATTCAAAAATAAAGAAAGAAAAAAAATAATAAAGTCGTTTAAGACTTATGAAAACGCAAAAAAATTTTACGATAACCAAATCATATCAAATAAAAACATTAAATTCAATACCCTATTTGAAAATGGTAAATCTTGTTCGTTTGAAATAGGTATTCTTGAAAAGAACTCTAAGAATTTTGATTCCTATTTTATTAAAGATAAATTGGGTAGACAGGTTAAGGTTGAATTGGATGATAGTGATTACACTATTTTATCTGTGTCCGAATTTTTAACCGAGGAATTACTTTATGATATACAAACCTCATCTAAAATTTCATTTGACCATTTTATTAAAAAATACTTACCAAAAGATGGTTTAAAACTAGTATCTAAAATTAATAATAAGATCGTAGTACAGAATGACGATAAGTTTGATTGTTTCTCGTTGAAGTCTGTGAGTGAGTCGGGTAGATTCCTTGATGTGTTAGGTAAGTTCTTACAAGATAAGAATAGAATAGATTGTATCTTGGTTCCTGACTCAAGTAAATCACAAAAGAAATACCTTTACGATATCTTGGAAAAGGGTGGGATCCCTAAATCTAAATTGTATAGAACGTATACGACGTATAAAAGATGATTACTTTAAACTATTCTTAATCATTCTCTTAAACCAACCTTCTTTTTTAACCTCAACTGGTTTTTCTTCCTCCCCATATGAATTTTCTAATATGAAAATTACTTCAACTCCTGAAATGTCAACTTTGAATTTTCTATACTCTCTATCAATTTCTCTGAAATTCTTTTGAACCTCTTTAAAATCCGTTTCAGGTAATTCAAATACTAATGCAGTTTTCCCATTAGGAAATAAGGATTGGGTGGCATCTGTTATCATTGCCAATTTTTCCATTACCCCAACAACACTTTCTTGATTCTCTTCCATAATGTCATTTTTTCAACATTTACTTTAACAATGTCTTCTTTTTTTAATTGTTTGATTTGGTTGATGAATTTACTCTTTTCTCTCTCAACCTCAATCCTATCTTTTTCCAATTCGTTATTCAACCACTCAATTTGAGTTTCTAACTGGGTCTGTGTTTTCTTCTCCATCTTCTAATTCAATTTTTTGATCGTCGGAAATTTCAAATTTTAACGCTTGTAAATTATCTAAATTTTGTTTTTCAAAAATAGATTTTAACTCATTAACTTTAGATTGGAATAATCTATCCTTTTCCTCTCTCTCTTTATTATATTTAATAATGTTTCTCAGGTTATTAAATATTTTTTCAACTTGTTCTTCATTAAATGTACTAACAAATGAAAAGAATCTTTTATCTGGTTCACCAGATTCATTCTCTAATAATGTTTCTTCATCGACAAACTTTTTAGGTATTTTCCAAGTATTAGGAAAATGAATATCAAAAGATAGATATGTCTTCAATTTCCTTACAGATTGTAAGTATGGTGATAAAGCATTAAATTCAGTAAAAAAACTCATAAAAAATTTTGTATTGTGTAAGTTATAACATAAGACAATGTAATACCTTGGAATAATATTTCCCTATTACTCATCACCAATCTTTCAGGAGATGTTTGTAATAGGGAAAATATAAATTTTACAACAACTCTGAAAACTGACAGAATTGAAAAAATGAACATAAATAGATATATTGTCTCAATATTAGTCATTTTTCTTAGCATCTAAGATTTCACCTCTTAATGTTTGTAACAAAGCTTTCAACTCTTGAGAAGTTTTTCTCGCTCTTGTTCCAGCACTTTTATTACCAGCAAAAAACTTAGTTGTGTCAGCACTTAATTGTTCAACTAGTGTTTTAATTTGTTCTAACGTTTCCATTTTTTAATATATTATATTGTTTATGTAAGTCAATAATACCCTACTAACTCACCTTAGTAAATACTATAGGACCAAATTTTTATCCAAACTACGATAGATATTGAGTATCATATCTAAATCAGATTGGGTAAATGGTTTATCCAAATCAAAGACATCTCTAAAGAAAATATTTATAGAGTCTTTAATATTTTTATCGGATTGATTGTAATAAATTTCGGTAAAGAAGGATTGGAAGTACTCGTAGTGTTCCCCTCTTTTATTGAATATGATGTTTTCAGAATTAAAACTATCTACCGTTTTATCCCAACACCAATCAAAGTGTTTGGTTTTATCCTCATCGGTCATTGAAACTTTAGTTTCATCATAACCTCCATCATCGTCTCCGAGATATGTTTCAATAATTAATTTATGGATAGAAACGGAGAAATCATAATACAATTCCATTTTCTCAGGAATGATATTATGGGAGTTAAACCAAATCTCTATATCTTCCTGTCTTAATTGTTTCGATATGTAGTTAAAAAAATTGTCCATAGATTAGTACCTATGGACAATGATAATATTCAATTATGTAATTGTAAATTATTGAGTGTTTTTCTTATAAGACATTAAGTTCATTATACGATTAAAATCTTCATTGATTTTTTGTTTTTTCTTTTCATCAATTGATTCTAACTTAGTCATAATTTTATCACCTTCATCTTCACCAGCCTTATCGTTAACAACAGGTTGAGCTGATTTATTGTAGGCTTTACGTTTCATTTTACCTAATAAATTATCTTTTCTAATTTTGTTTCTTTTTTTGTTGTTTGGTGTTTCAACCGCATTTGCCCATTCAGGGTTATTACCTGTCTTTGATGATCCTTCAATGTTATCAGTTACCCAATCTTCATTCGGATGGATTTCATCATAATCTAAGTTCTCTAAACCTGCAGCAGTAAAGTTATCAATGTAGTCTTCAACCGCTCCTGATGGAATATATGCCTTCTTAGTCATTTTTTCTAATTCACCATTTCCTTTAGGGAAATGTTTTGGTGATTCAGTATACTCACCTTTAGATCCGTCTTTTAAATAATCTTTCATTTTTTTACTTAAACTTTTCATGTAGTCCTCTTCTTCTTTTTTGGACTTTTTAACAGAACTTTCATATTCAGCATATCCTGCTGGAGTTTTACCTTTACTGAATTTACTTTCTTCCTTTAGAACAATATTTTCAATAATTTCTTCGAACTGACCCTCAGTGAATAAAAGTTTTTCTCTCTTACCATTTACCATTGTAGATAATTCATAAAACACACTTTCATTAATACCATCTTCTTCTTTTCTTAACATCTTGAAGTCTTCTTTATCAATTTTACCGTTTTTATTCTTATCTATTTTTCTTTGGTTACCGTGTAATTTTTCCATTACTTCAGACCCTTTATTATAACCACATTCTTTACACTCACCTTCATATACCTCAGAACTACCACATTCCATACATTCTTGTGAGTTACCTTCTTTGGTTTCTCTTTTTTTACCTCTCAACATTTTGAAGTCTTCGGCGTCTATTCTATTATTACGGTTTTTATCAAGTTTACTTTGGTTTCCGTGTAATTTTTCCATTACTTCAGATCCACCTTTGGTTCCACATTGTTCACATTGCTCCCCCTCTTTCACTTCTCCACCACATTGTTCACACATTTCACCTTCTTCAACATAATCAAATGAACTACCAGGTTTGTTAAATTTTAATTTTTCCATAACCTCGTAAGCCTTATCTTCCAAAGTTTCGTTAATAAGTTTTTGGATTTTATTTTTTAAATAATTGTTCATAGTTATTTTTATTTAATAAATATCACATTAAATTCCTTTTTGACATTTCATTAAAGATTATTCCCCTAATGAAATCTTCATGTATTTGATATCTAATTGATAAATCGTTTATTACTTTTGAAAGAGTCTCGTTTTCAAACATTTTAATTGCGTTAATATCCCCTTGATTACAATAAGGGAACTTTTTACATTTTTTCTTAACTTGGACAAACTTACCACCAGGTAATTGTGTTTTACGTTTTGGTGCCCAATCTTTTTTCTTGGTTGACTTTGCCCATATCGAGGGTCCTGAGTATTGACCTGATGATGCCGATCCTGTGGCTTCTTTTGTTTCTGTTCTTCTTGGTCTATTACAAACACATTTGGATTTAACTCTATCACAAGAATCACAATATTCTTCTTTTGTTTCTTTCATTTCTTTACCGAATAGTGGAGCTGAATAACCACCAGCACTACCCGATCCTGTGGCTTCTTTTGTCTCATCTTTATCACTACCTTTTTTTGATTTAACAAACGAAAGTATTGAGTTCAAGAAGTCGTTAATCTCTTCAGGGTTTTTTAATAATTTTTTAATTTCTTTTCTGATAGTTGCTTTATTAGTTCTTTTTTGTTTTGCTAATTCAAAAACCAATTTCAATCCATTTGAATCTTTCAAATAATCCTGAGGAGAGTTTCTTTTGTTTCCTTCCTCATTATTTTCTTTCACATCTCTTAGACCTTTTAGTGCATTACTTCTAGCATCAGGATTACCTGATAGCTGACTTGATATCATATCTTTAAGTTGTGATGTTATATTTTCCATTATGAACTTCTAAATTTAGATTCCCAGAAACTTCTTTGGTGGAACATCATTGTAAAAAATTCTCTAAACGATTTTACAACAATATCCTTAACGTTACCTTCTAGTTTACCCCTTTTCATGTCTTTAGCGACTTTTTCGATTAACTTATCTTCAAATTGTTTGGCAGTTGTAGATCCTAAGAAATCTTTCAATTCTTTTCTTATTAAAGTTTCAATTTCTTTTTTATCTGTTTGTGATAGTGCCATTATTGTGTTACTACTTTATATGTTAATGCCCCAATTAAAACACCTGAGACTATTTCTATAATTACATTCTTTCTCTTTAATTTTTTGTTTTCAACGGTTAAATTTTTATTTATTCTATCAACTATCTCAAATTTCTCGTTAGTTTTCTGAATAATAGTATCACCTATCTTAACTTTATCTTCTAAATTACCAATGATACCTTGCTGAGCATCTATCTTTTTATTTAGTTCAATAACTTCAGTTTCAGTTAATTTAAGGATTGCCGTTGTCGAATCTAATCTATTAAGATCTAACATAATTTGTTTACCAACACTATATGGTAAACATATTTCAGTTGTGTCAACTTTTTTAATTTGACTAAAAGATGTCATTGACACCAAAAGAAATAATACCGTTAATATATTCTTCATAATTAAAATTTATATCTTGATCTTAATAAACTATCAACTTGTTTTACATTCGCATCTTTGATCTCTTTTCCTTTTTGTTCGTAGTAATTATTTACCACTTCCTTCTTAACCTTGATGTTAGATATAGTTGAATCTATTTTTTTAATCTCATTTTTATATTCATTGATTGACTCATCCAATTTCTTTTGATTCTCAATCAACAAATTAATGTCTTTATCAATTTGTTCTATCTTTTTTAGATCTTCTTTTGTCATACCATTTGATGGTTTCATAAGATCTACCATTAATACATAAAAAACTATTGCTCCCACAACAATTAAAACGTACTTGTAATTTCTACTTAAAAATTGTCTCATGCTTCTGGTGTTTTCTTTCTTGCCGCAATAACTTTAGACCATTTAGATTTGAATTTCTCATAATATTGTCTCAAATTATTTAAGAATTCCAAATAGTCATCATCTATTTTAGTCATTGTACCGTTAATGTATATACCGTTTGTTTCTCCAATTGAATAGAAAAACTCAACATCTAACTCAGTCACTTTACCTGACCACTCAACGTTGTTGGAATATAAATTTAGTTTATTAAAATCCACGATTTCCGAAACCTCAGTAACAAACTCATCCATAGTTTCTTGGAAAGCTTTTTTGTCGTCTGTTGTTAATTGTAAATCAGATTTATCTTTTCCGTGAATCACAATAATACCACCTGATATTCTATAAGCCTTTGACTTATCTGATTTAATGGTATCAACATCATCCTTTTTATCTTTTTCAGTGTCCGCAGTTTCATACTCTCTAGGACCTTCTTCCGCAGAAATATCATCATCTTGTTCAACAATTAATCCGTGATTTTTTCTGATATGGTTAATATCCTCACTAATTAAATTTCTGTTTAATAATTTTTTAGATGCCTCTAATAAATTTTTTATTTCATCGTGTCTATTCATCTTCTATACTTTTTTTAAAATAATCAAAATCAAATGCCGGACTTAGATCCGTAACATCTGTGGTGTAGTTACTTCTGGTTACAATACCTTCAAATTTATTAACCCCATTAACTTTGGTGTTATGTCCCACACATTTTTTACTAATGTTAAAATCTTCCATTAGTTTTTTACATATTAATATGGTACTATCAATTTGAACTTCAGTATATGGTTGCCATAAAAAATAATCCCTCCACTTACGCTCAAAAGCCTTTCCATTATAAATATTACCAATCCAGTTAATGTATCTGTTTTTTAAAGGTTCTTTTTCCAACCAACCTAAATTTTCTAATGAAACCGTAATTGACTTCTTAGATATGTTTTCATCTTTAACATATTTTGAATATTTGGTTGGTGATAACAATTCAATTATCTTACCATCACGAGTAACTATGTAATTCGGGACTTTGTTGTATTTTTTCCCATAACGATATTTCAAACTATTAATATAGTCTATTGCAAATCTTGAGGTATGGGATAAGATAATTTGAGTTTTACTTTGTTCCTCCCCTTCGTAATTGAAATCTCCGAATTTTATAATCTCCTTATCATTCATCACTCTTTTTATAAACTAATCGTTTAATCCCATCGTTAGTTGTTGTGGTAGTTGTTGATTCACCACCTGTCCCATTACTAATCATGTAATTTTCCTCACTTTCAAATAACTCATCAATAGGTGTTGACTCCCAACTTCTTTCTTCACTTATTTCTAAAGTTTCTCTTTGTACAACAACAGGTACTTCAACAATCTTTTCTACCTCAACAATCTTTTCTACCTCAACAATTCTATCTACAGGTACTTCTACCTCAACAATCTTCTCAACCTCAACAATCTTCTCAACCTCAACAATTTTCTCAATTATTATCGGTTCAACTTGGGGGGTAACTTGGGG